TCCCACTCCAGCAGGATATGGGAGAGTGATCCGCCAGCATTGAGATTGGTGGGTGCGGGAGGTGGTCTCTGGTTGTACTGCACCACAGCAGCTGCCCCCACAAAGCCCACGCTCGATGGCTGATCATCGGCCTGGTAGACAGTTTTGCCATCGACCAGATGGACTACACCCCCATGATGGAGCTCCCTGAGCGTCACTGCACGGTCAAGCTTGTCTCCGCGCTGCCCCAGCCTCACCTCCAGTGCCTCCTTTATGGAGTCGAGAAACTGGCGCATGGAGGCCTCAAGACCGGTCGGCACCTTGCCCACAGCCGGGATTTTGGTGGAGTTAACCGCCACTCTTTAGCGCCTCAATCGATGTGCCTACCGCAATCGATTCGATAATCTGATCACCCTCCACCTCAACAGAGAGCGAGTCGGCCTTGACCCCGCCCGGGAGGCGAAAGGGGTGCCCACTTCTGACGGTTCTGGTGACTCTCGGGGCCTCTGAGTTACCTAGATATAACTTGAAGGTAACTGGATATCCTTTTGATTTAACAATAGCACTACTGAAATTTACCGGTGAGGTTAAAGAGAATTCTGCACTTCTCCAGCACGCTGTCTGGTTGGTGCTACCACGGGCCCAGGCATGGATTGCCCCACCACTTTGCAGGTAGAGGGTATCGGTTAAAAGATCACTGAATCCCCCATCAGCACCCTGATCCATAAAGACCAGGGAGTGATCTGTGGGGTCAAAAATAAAGCCTCCGCCCCCGGATGCAGCCTCATAAAAACCCACATACCTGCCATCACTCAGATGGCCGTGGATGGAGGATGGGTTAAGCTCCTGCCACGCCTCCCGGTCAATGACCGGGTCGGTGATCAGCTCCACCGTAGAGCCGGAGACCGCCACCAGCCCATCTGGGCTTGCATAGACCACATAACGGCCCAGATCTACCATTGACCGTTTTGAGACGCAGGATTGCTGCACCTCCAGTTTGCTCATCACCATTGAGGCGGGATCGGTTCCTGTGACCAGATAAGGGTATCCAGTAGTTGCCACCACCAGTCCGCCACTGCTCACCCCCAGTCCCACAATCGGAAAGTTGGTCACCAGGCGGTAACGCTCCGGCCATGCATAGGGTAGATAGGGCTCAGAGAGACAGATCTCGTTTCCGGTAAAGCCCGCCAAAACCCCATTGGGCAGTGAGACAATTCCGCTGAGCGCACCTGTTGGGTAGCTCTCATCCGGCGGCATCGACCACTCGCCTGATGGCAGCAACTCACCTAACTGATCCTCATCCAGCGCATCTCTATAGTCAGCCTGTGCCACCGGGATCTCTGCCACAAACATAAAATCCCCACTCCCACCTGTAGAGGTGCGGTAGATCCTCTTGGCAGTGATGTTGTGGTTACCGGTAGGTGGTGCTGCAACTCCCGAGAGCACCACATCCTGACCAAACTGCACGGTCACCAGATCAGATGGTGCTGATGGCGCCCCCTCCTCTCCCCAACCGGAGACATAGGTGTAGAGGTAGTGGCGCTCCTCCAGAAGCTCTGCATCTCCCTCACCACTGGCCTCCACACCCGGTTTGGTGGCAGGTATTGGAATTCCCAGCCGGTAGCTGACTCTGGGATAGGCACCTTTACCTGCAGCCAGTGCAGTCGATTGATTGGTCTGCCGTGGATAGCCATCACCGGTATAGATGGTGCGTCTGGTGGTATCGGCCGCAATAGGTCCTGGCACCACATCCACCTCACCCTCCCAGCTTAACCAGTGATCCCCGTAGCGGTAGATGGTTTTGGTGGCAGCTGTGGTGGAGGTAATCTCTTGTAGCGTTCTGAGTGGCTTGAGATCACCAGAGCCGAGCCTGCAGTTTCTTGCCGCCTGCCCATACCCCTCAGCCAGCAGGCGTGGGGAGACCTTGGGCACCGTACCTCTAAAGCGGTCTATCCTGAGACCTGTCACCAATCAGAGGAGGCTGTTGTTTCTGGGCATCTGCTTGGCTCGCCCAACGTTTAAGGCAAACAGATCGATAATGCGGTAGATCTTGCCCACTACCGTATCATCTGCCGGGGTCTCGGTAATGGCCGCAACTGCACTGGCCAGCGAGACTGCTGTGGTTACCACAGAAAAGATGGACCCAAACGGGCTGGTTACCAAATCAATCATTTTTCTCTACTCCATAAAAAAACCGCCAAAATGACGGTTTGTAAAAATATACTTGTGTGGCTGCTACCCGCGCTCCTCCCGCAGGATAGTGAAGATATCCGAGAGCATGCTCTTGATCTCATCAATATCGCGGTGGTAGTCATCCTTGAGAACATACTTCTCCGGCATCTTGGTCTGGCACTCAGTGATCTTGCTCTCAAGGGTCTTGAGATCGGTAATCATCCGGGAGAAAAAGTAGCCCAGCAGCCCCACCACAATGGAGACCAGCGCCAGTATTACATCGTGTGTTTCCATGGCAATTCCTAGGCAGGTTGCGTGGAATCGTCAGGCTTGGGCACCTGATCCTTTACCGACTGAATGGTGGTGACCCACTCCCCATTAGCTGAGATGGAACCGTTGGCCTTGATCTCCTTGAAGATCATATCCAGCTGATCCCCTATTGATGGATACTGTCTGTCCCGCTGGTATTGAAGGGCATCATATTCCGCCTGCAGGCGCCCCACTTCTGCCTCTATTTCCGCTTGAGATGGAGGTGTAAGGATTTCGTTATCCTTGTCTCTAAACACAAAACCCTCTTCATCCTGCACCACACTAACCGCACCCTCTACCAAACTTAATAAATTCATATCAATCCTCCACCTCTTCTATATACATCCAGGACTTTCCTGCCTCATGAGAGCCCTGCCATGATCTGTTAAAAGCTACAGTGTGGTTTGTGACATACCAGGTGAACTCTACTGCTGTTCCTGCTGGAGCTCCTACCGCACCTACACCTATGTGCATGGCATTACCCGGCGTACTATCCTGGTTATCCCCATGGTAGGGCTGTGACAGTTTCAATGAGTAATTGTTCTGTCCTGTACTACCATCCGAGTAGTAACCATCTACAGAGTTCCAGGCCCTGATCCTGTGGTCGTGGTGGCTGAATTCACCGTTCATGAATGTATGACATACCAGCTTGGAGGTGCTGCTTTTCTTGGTGTAACTCAGGGTGAGGATATTGACCCTGCCACTTGTTACCTCCGTTGTGTTGGTAGCCAGGTACGCAGAGCCCAGAAAGTTTTGGGGTAGGGAGATGTTGCCGCTACCTAAAATAGCATTACCATTGATGGTCTTGAGGCCACTATTGATCTCGGCTATCTTCTTGTCACCCGCAGCAGTAACCCTGGCTCTTTCAGACTCCCCGATCTCCACAATATATCTTGTGGTAGATGCAGGGCCTACTGCCTCCAGAGCTTTCCCCAGATAGACCAACTCCTCGGGGGTGGAGGATTGGGCTGTGGCTTCTGCTTTCGCCACCACTGCGCCTAACGCATCGATTAAATTTTGATCTGTTGCCATTGTGATTACCTCTTGGTGTATGAGCTCGCAGAGCCTGCGTATTCTGTTAGAACGATTGAAGATGGTGCAGATTCATATGAGGTACTCCAGGACTGGTTAAACCTGAAAGTACCGCCATTGAAACACCAGAGCCTGAATGAAATCTTGTGTGTTGTATTGAACTTCTTGGCCAGCGTATTGCTAAAACCATGAGGGGTTGAGTTGGTGTCCTGGTCATAGTAATCACCTAACTTGAGGTGACCCTTCTGGCCGGTATTACACAAATCAAAATCAGTCCAGGCGCCATTAGCAATGGCGTACTGCAGTTTCCCATGCTTGTTGTGGTTGTCGCCCTCACCAAATATCTCAAGCTCAATCTTGATCATGCTGTCAGCAGATGTGGGGGTTATAGAGATGTCGTACTGGGGTGCGCCCCAATAATAGGCCTGGTTATCACCCAGACTTCTTCCTGTGTAGTCAGAGTTGATAACACACTGCGTCACCCCTCCCGCTACAACATTACCGCTGCCTACCAGCGACTGGCCTCCCACAGTCTTTAACTGTGTAGACAAGGCACTGTTGATCTCAGATATCTTGGTACTACCCGCCGCATTAACTGCTGCTACCTGTGTGGTTCCGGCTGCATTAACCTCACCACTCTTTGTGTTACCAGTACCAGTAATGGTTGCTACCCCATCCTCTGCCGCCTGCACAATAAAGTTGGTGCTCTCCCCCGGTGCTACCGCCTCAATCGCCTTGGCCAAATAGACCAGCTCTTCTGCTGTAGCATTTGCTGCCTGAGCCTGAGCCCTGGTTAGCAAATTGCCAATAGCAGCATCCATGTTGTTGCTCATAGCTTTCTCCTACTTAAATATCAGTTCCATATACCCAACAATTGATTGATCTGGTAGTGACGACGACTATCGTCATAAACCCCACTCAACAACTCCCTGGTCATTCGCAGCTCCACCCCATCCCCTGTGCTGTAGGGTTTGGGGGTGGTTCCATCCAGACCACGCACCACCACCATCTGCCTTCTGCTAACAGAGATCCCGATCACCCTGACCACCTCCAGCCCTGGAGGACCAATCAGGGTGACATAGGTGTAATCCCCAGACTCCAGCACTGGAAAGTCGGATGCATCATCAACCGACAACACAGTTGCTGATGCAGTGAGATCTGCCCGCAGACGGGTGGATGCGTTATTGCTGAATTGAACCCCCATGAGATCCCCCCTAAGAGACGGTAACCGTCCAGGTGATGGTCATGGAGTCGTTGGCACCCTTGTTGACCACATCAAATACAGTACGTGCCAGCATGTCGCCGCCGGTGGATGCATCAAAGATTCCAGCCTCCTTGATGGCTCCAGTACCATCACCGGCAGCCCAGGTGGACTCAAAGGTGATGGTGTTGTTCTTGACCGTGCCACCTGCAACCGAGAGGGCATTTCGGTCCAGCTCCGAACCAAGTGCTGCATCACTCTGGTTGACAGCAGTACTGCCGGTACCAAGTGCCATATGGCTCATTGCAGCGTTTGACCCCTTCATCCTGTCGGCCACCCACTTCTTGCCTGCCAGCACCACAGTATTGGTCGTATCCTGCACCACCTCATCATTAACCCTGATCTTGAGTGCACCACTCATCTCGAAAACATCATTGATCGCCATTGCAATTGCTCCTATTGGTTAAACATCACTTCATTAAGTGAAAAAGAATTCATCATCGAGCTGACAGAAGATGTCAGCGTTATATCTACCGCATCACCCACCCCAAACTGGTCACCACCCAGTGGCCGCCTGAAATGGATGGAGGCAATATCCCCAACAACCTGTCCATCACCAATCGGCCTCACCCAGCTTGTGGTGCGGGAGATCTGGTCATCCACAGATGCGATATTGTTCTTGTTGCCCTGGTACTCCTTGAGGAGCCCTCCGATCCCAATCCAGTCATCTACTGCAACACCACTGGAGAGATGGAGCCGGCTCTGCTTGCCAATCCACTCCTCTGTGGCTATCTCATCCCTTGCAGATTTCTCTACACCACTCCAGATCTGCTCTGCTGTGGTGATCGACTCCATCCAGGGCCTGTGCCATGAGTTGACAAGATGTACTGAGTCATCGGTTTTGAGTGGGTTATCCCACCTCCTTACATACCGGTTGGAGCAGCTGAATGCATCGGTAACCCCGACTGGATCAACATCTCCCCCACTGCCGATGTGCCGGGTCAGCGATCTGATTGAGAAGCTGCTTCCAAGCGCACCGTTGAGCGCTACCTCACCCAACAGATACTCATTGAGTGTGGTATCAGCCACACTGTCTGTAAGCAGATCTGCTGTGATCTCCCCACCTATATAGAGGGTGTCGGACAGCTCCAACAGCCGTGAGAGCAGGAAGTAAGCGGTCTCGGTGACAAAGGCATCGGAGCAGACCGTAAAGATCATCTTCCCGGAGAACTCCTCCAGGGTGATCTGGTCGCTTACCCGCTTGTTAACCCCTCGCGATGAGAGATCATCTATTGATACCCCATCATCCAGCACCCTCTCACCATGCCACCCAAAGTGGCTCGCAAGTGATGCCCTCTCATCAACCCCTTTCCCTACACTTCTCTGCTGGAGAGATGCTGTTGAGATGAGGTCATCAGATGACTTTTCAATCTCGCAGCTCGAGTAGTCACTACTTCCAACTGAATCCTCAGCCGGCCTGGAAAAGTGAATTGCATGGCGCGATTCAAGTCTCGCAATCTCGGCAAAGATCTTCTCAAGCACCTTGCGGTCAACACTGGAGAACCCAAAATCACTCTCTATATCCTTGGCAAACTCCCGCAACTCACTATCGGAGAAACCGAAGATGTTTCCCTTATCCCCCAGATACTCCCTGTTGATCCGTCTCCAGTCATCAAGTCCAAAGGCGCTGTGGAAGTGGCGCAGATACCCAACTGCACGATCAAACAGATCACTGCTGCCGATCCCGTCTCCCTCCACTCTGGAGAGGCTGCTCGATATCCTGTCACTGCTCTGGAGCCCAGAGCTCTGGGTCCGATCAAAGTGAGCGCTCCTGCTCACCTCATCAACCACCCCAAGAGGATCAAGACCCTCCTCAGGAAAACCGATCCGCTGCACAAAGAGGCTGATTGAGAAGGCGGTGGTGAGTGCAGCATCACTACCCACATCCCCGACATCCACACTCTCATGGAGATCGAGCAGTGATTCCAGCAACAGCTCACCGGTCTGGGCCACAAAGGCATCGGACTCCACCACAAAGAGCCGCTTGCCCACAAAGCTCTGCAGGGTGATCCGGTCAGAGAGACTCTTTTTGTGGGATTTGGAGAAGAGATCCGAGAGCGAGGCGGCAGCATCAAGGTCACGGCCTGTATGCCACCCAAAGCGGCTCTCCAGGGAGGTGCTCTCCTCTACCCCCTTGCCGATATCCCTATGCTGCCTGGAGTCGACAGCAACACTTCCCACAACCCCCTTAATACTCTCTCTGCTGCTCTGGTCACCAATCCTAACTGCACCCTCAACCTCACTGTGGCGGTGCCAGCCAAACAGGCTCTCAAGTGTGGCCCTCTCCACCACCCCTTTGGAGAGATCCCTGCGGCTCTGTGATCCAAACAGAAGCTGCCCGCTCTCTCCCTTTTCAACCGCACGGCTACTCTGCTCGTCAATGGCAACCAGATCCCCGACAGGGTGCTCAATGGAAAGCGCATAATGGGACTCCACTCTTGCCAGCTCTGAGAAGATCTTTCCGACCCTCTTGCGCTCCTGGCTAAAGAGCGGGAGATCATCGACCACCCCCTTGGTAAACTCCCGCAGCTCCCGGTCGGAGAAACCAAAGATATTTCCCTTGTCTCCCACATAGCTCTTGTTGACCAGACTCCAGTCATCAAGCCCAAATGCACTATGGAAGTGGCGCAGATAGGAGACAGTACGATCGAGCAGCTCCTGCATTGAGAGGCTGCTGCCCTCAGGTTTTGAGAGTGCGCTGGAGTGGGTCTCTCCCATCCCGACCTGCGACTCCCAACTGCGCAGATAGCTGCAGCTTCTCTCAAACTCATCGGAGAAGCTGAAGATGTTCCCCTTGTCCCCGGCATAGCTCTTGTTTACCTGCCGCCAGTCATCAAGGGTAAAACCACTCTCCAGCTGGCGGCTGTAATCTACCGCATGGACAATGCTGTCCTGGGCACCAAGGCTATCCTCGCTACTCTTGAGCATGAGTGTTGAGGGGTAGTCCCCCACCCCCACACCACTCTCCCAGCCACGGAAGAACTGGTTAGCTCTGGCAAACTGGTCCACCATCCCAACCGGATCAAGACCCTCCTCGGGGAAACCGATACGCTGTACAAATGGCCTGATTGAGAAGGTGGTCGACAGCGCTCCATTCAGTACCGCCCCATTGAGCAACAGCTCATTGAGTGTGGTATCAGCAACATCATCTGTTAGCAGGTCACTGTTGATGAAGTCATCAATGCCCGCCTCATCGGCCCGGTGGATCAGCGAGTCCAGCATAAGGTGGGCGGTCTGGGCCACAAAGGCATCAGACTCCACCATAAAGAGCCGTTTTCCCACAAAGCTCTGCAGGATGATCTGGTCCTGGAGTCGCTTCTCATAGACGTGGCTGGAGAGATCTGCAAAGCCGACCAAACTGCTCTCACACATCTGCCCATACCAGCTGAACTGTCCACCGAGAGATGCGGTTGATGCGCACCCCTTGCCAAACTCAAACTGTGAGTCGGATACTGGGGTGAGTGAATCCTCCTCCCGCTTTCCAACTCCAAGAGTGGCCAGATCACTGCTGCCAACACCGCTCTCACCAGTTCTGGTCAGATCGATCGCATGGAGCGATTCGAGCTGTGCAATATCTGTGAGGATCTTGCTGACACCCCTCCAGTTCTCACTGAGAAATGGCAGCTCCTCTGCTACCCCTTTTACAAATTCTCGAAACTCACCATCCGAGAAGCCGAAGATATTCCCCTTCTCTCCTGCATAGCTCTTGTTAACCTGTCGCCAGTCATCAAGCCCGAAGGCGCTCTGAAAGTGGCGCAGGTAGACAACTGTTCTCTCCAGCAGATCTGAGGAGATTACCTGGCCTTCCCTGACCAACCCCACCTCACTGCAGTGGAGATCGGTAGCTACCGCCTGTGAGTCGATCGATCGACCTAAGCGCCAGAACTCCAGATCACCAAGGAGCTGCTCATCCCGGACAAAACGGTTCTTGGGGTCAGGATCAGTCCAGATCCCGGTGGCATCTGGCAGACAGTACTCAAACCCAGCTGCCTCCAGTGCCCGGCAGTAGAGCTCCGCACTCAGGCTCTGGAATGTGATCTCTGCTGCCTGAACGGATTCGAGTGAGACCGTTGCCCGAATCATGGTCAGAAGCCATCCCGCACCTTGAACCTGATACGATCATAGACGGTCTGTCGCCTCTCATCATCCCACTCAATCTCAATCTCGCCCTCATAGCTCCCTGCTGGAATATCGAGCGTGGTGGGGTTCCACTGCATAAAGCATCTCCCCTCACCAAATGGTGCCACCCGTCCACAGACCATGGTATCGAGAATCTCCTCACCACCAATGGCCCGAAAATAGATCCGTACCGCACTCACCGAGGTGAGATCAATCGGTGCCCAACTGGTGGGGTCATCCGGGTCCAGTCTTTCACCAGGGGCCGCTGTGTTGGAGTCTCTCAGGGTAAAGTTGAGCTCCGGCAGGTCATCTCCTGCCACCAGTGGAATAGTCTCCAGATAGGCCATCAGATGAATCCTCGTATCTGTACTGTTAGCGGCTGGTTGCTATGCTCTCTGACAGCACGCACCCGCAGCCTTCTGATCTCATTTTGGTAGCGATGCTGCTCCTCCATCCCAAGTGACGGGTTGGACCAGCTCTGACCTGACATCAGCAGCAGACGTGCAGTGGTACCGGCCAGCAACCCCTTCTCCACCATCTCCATCTGTGAGTCGGGAATCCCACGGGCCCTGCGGGTTGGTTTTACTGCCATATCCAGGCTGAGCTTCTCCCGCCCCTTTGGTGTGACCCCAAGCTCCACTGTCTGCGGAACACGCTGGGACCACTCAATCTCCTCCCCACTCTCCCCAACCACCGAAACAACAGATGCAACACTGCCGTCCCTGGGCGGGTCGAGCTCATATTCAGTTACACCTGCAGTGGTATAGATCGGGTCATGCGGCTCTCGCCACAGTCCGGTGCGCTCAAATAGATCAATCGCACACCTTCTGATCTCGCGAATCAGCACCGAGCGCGGGCACCCTCTGGCCTGCAGTAGCAGGTCGGGGATCAGCTCATCAAACCGGCTCACTGTTTATCGCCTTGTCTGCAGCACGTTTGCCGGCCAGTGAGGTGAGGAACGCCTCATAGTGGGCAGCTGCCCTGGAGCTGCTTGCCGCATCATCCTCCTTCTGCAGCGCCCGAAACAGCATGTAGTCGAGTACCGCATTGGCATATATCGCGCTGATCGATAGCGCACTGGTATCACTCTCAAAATCAGTGACCACCACCTCCTGTGGCAGAACCGAGTAGACCAGCTCCACTACACTCCCCGCATCAGGGATGGGGTGGAGATAAAACGCCCTGGGATTGCGCTCATCAAAGCTGAACAGATCAATCCGCTCAGACTCCATCCCGTGATCGAGACATCCCCACTCCAGGGAGGCCATCTGAAAGATCGGGGTGCCATCTGCATTTCTCATCACATCCACCAGACTCAGAGCCTCCTCGGGCAGGGTCTGACGGGCATTGTTGATGCAGCTGAACTCCACATTCCTGACCGAGCTGTCAGGGCGGTGCAGCACCACCTCACGCTGCCCATCATTGAGCCACTCAAGCAGCTCGGATCGCCCCCAGCGTCTTGCCCCATCCTCCTCATCATTGAGGATGCGGGAGACCCGGTTGATCAGATCGACAGCCAGCACCTGTTATCGGTCCCCATAAACAGGCACCAGCCCATCTTTTTCAAGCAGCAGTGCTGTGGGCTCAAACTCAAGGCCAGTATCTGGATTGCGCAGGCGTACAACTACCTGTCCGTTATCCTCATCCGCCACCTCTGTAGCCACCCCACCATTATCAGCCATCACCTCAACCTCTTCTCTTAATTGGCTGATCTTCTTTCTCTTATCGATATCAACACCAAACTCCTTCTGGGCATAAGCCTCGAGCTGGTCCTTGTTCATCGACAACAGATCAATTTGTTT